AGACCCTTACCGACACCAGATGCGGCTGCACCAGCACCATTAACGCCAGAGTTGGCATCTGCCTGTGAGTCGTAACGAGCACGCATTGCAAAGATGAGCCCAGTGGGTGCGCTCATTGGCTGAACACCAGCAATGTCATATGCCATTAGGTTTGGCATTGAACGACGGACAAGACTAATAAGAACGGGGTCATAACCAGCGAGCTTACCAGCAGTGCCAACTTGGGGATCGTAGAAAGTACCACCCATTGAGTTGGTGGGGGCAGCTTCTTGAAGATATTGCTCTCTAAGAGCCTTTTCTTGGTTTTCTAGAAGGACAGCGGTGACCTTCTTCTTATATGAATCGTCAATCTGAGGTAATGCGTTATGCTCTAAGAGGGGATCCCACTTTTCGCATAGTGCATCATAGGGAGTTGTATCGTTAAAATCCATTAGTATCTTTCCTTTTTTTACTTAATTCTATTTTGGTGCGAAACTACGTCAACATAGGCATCCATAGGAGTACCTGTAGAAATTCTTTGGTTTGTGGTTTCTTCTAATAGTTGCTGCGGAGGTAGTGCATTGGGAATTACATTTTTGGGGAAGTATGATTCCTTAATTTCATGTAATTTATGACTAAAATCGGCAGCATCTTTATAAGAAATGCCCTCTGCTAAAGATGCGAGACGTTCTCGGTCTGTAGCAGCTAAATCTTGTGCATGAAACTCAAATAACTGTGCCTTCTGATAAGAATTGATTTCAGAATTCAGTGAAATGTTAGTTTGAATTTGTTCATTGAGACTGTTCTGTAAAGTTTCATTTGCTTCGAAGAGGTCATCAAGTACATCATATCGTTCATCGGGAACGCTTACGTAATGTGCTTCAAAGAGATTCTTGAGTCCACCGATGAAAGATTCTGCAATGTCAGTCTTGATTCCTCTTTCGACAGCGAGTTCGTTCTCATGCATCCACTCTTCGACAACATATGAAAGATAATCGTCGAGTTTACTTGCAAAACCACTGACTAAATTCTCAGTGATTTGTGCAGTTTGATTTTTATAAGTAGCATCTAATTGTTCAGCAAATTGTGACATCTTTTCATTAAATGCTGCTTCAAAAATTGCTGCTGCTTTTGCTTTAAACTTATTAGTGAGTCTTTGTCCTTCTAAGAGAGCACTGAGACACTCTGCGACTTCAGCTTGCTCTAGGCGAGGAGCCATACCAGTAACGGGGTTTCCAGTACCAGCAACACTCATCTTGTTTCTGAGGTAAGCGTCATCAGGAATGACTTCTGTGCCTGCTGCAAAAACACCGCGACCAGAAGCGTCGAATGATCCCATCTGTTGTCCGGCTGCAAAGTCTTGACCGGAACCCATACCGGGCATCATCCCATCAGTACCTCCAGCATCGGCGGGTGGTGCATCAGCAGATACTTCCTCATCATCTTCATATTCATCAACTTCATCACGCAGTTCTGCGTCGTCTTCGTACTCGTCGTACTCGTCTTCTTTCTTTCGCTTCTTATTATATCCCATTGGTCCAGGCATTTTTGGAGGCTCCTTTGATATTCCTTATAAGGCTTGTAACATATGTTCTTTCTATATATATTTTTTATAAATTAGAAAGAAAATCCTTAAATAGTTTTAGTGTTTTTTCCTCTAATTTTCTACTAGAGGTACGTTTAATTTGTTTTTCATAGTTTGCAATTTGTTGCTCTTTGAGAAGTCCGTTATCCCAAACCCACTCCTTACCCTCAAGAATACCATTTACAAAGGCATCTGGAGCAGATGGATCAGCAACAATATCGACGGCAGATAAAATGAAGTCATTTTGAACCTCGTTAATGCCACGATTCGTCTTCTTCAATGAACCCATACCCCTAGAAGAAACACCAAGGGAAGTACCCTCATCCAATAGACCCTTGACAATTTTTCCCATGGGGGTATTGAGTACTTTTGCTTTTCCAACAAAGTTGTTACCATCCTGACGCAGTTCTTTGATCATGTGGGAAACTTTGTCTAGATTTACTGTCGGACCTTCTGGGTGATTGAGTTCACCTAATGCTCTGCTTTTAGACACATACTCATTATTATACTTTGCAATGGCTTCACCGAGATTTTCCATGGGATATACTCGACCATTTTTATTCTTGACACCACCTTGCATGAAGACACCATGAATAAAATGTTCTCTTACATCCCCTCGTTTTTCAACGACAAACTCAACATCTTCATTCACTTCTGTTATTAACTTCATGTTAGTTCTCTTTTCCTATTAGCTGGCGGCGTTTTCTTCTGGTTTATTGAATAATGATGGGGCAACATTTTGATATTCTTTACGGAGAGCCTGTGAGAGAATATCATTTAAATAACTTTCTGTTACCTTTTTGGCTTCAATAAGATTATCTTCTGATAATTTTTTGATTATTTCTACACTTTTAGACATCTGGAAACCTTTCCTTTATTATTTCTTGACTCTGTGACAAAAATCTAAAGTACTTTCAAAATTTGTCTTACTTTTAATTAAATTGTTAATCAAACTAATCTGATTATATTCATTAAGCATATCAAATACCTTAAAAATTTGTCGCGTATCACTTGGCTGCAAAACAACCTGATGGTCGTCTTCTAAAATAATATTGATATTGCTGTTCTGTCCAATACTCGTATTGAGAAGAGACATAACCTCTTCATTTATTTCTTCTTTATTATGTAGCCTTTTTCTGGACTCAAAGATACCTTCTATGCAATTAAGGTAAGAATTGGCAGATTTCTCCAATACAATATCATGCAAGGAATTTGCACAATCATCATTAAAAGTTTTAGAGGAATCTTCCATTAAAGATCTGATTAATTTTAATGCGGGTTTCATTCCTTGACCTCTTCCTCTACTTCTTCTTCTTCTTCGACTTCTTCTTCTTCTCGGGGTGGACCCATTTCTTGTGCCTGTGCTGCTTGTGCAGCCATTATTTCTTCTTGCTCTTTTCGTATTTCCGAATTCATCTGTATTATTTCCTGATCGTCCATCCTAAGAATGTTCTTCTTTACATAGTTATCAGAGAAATATGAGCCAATAAGGGGTTGGACCGCTCCCAACATCTGCAATCTGTTTGATAAGATTTCATTTTCTTTGAGTTCTGTGAAATATGAATCTCTGTTAAAGATGAACTGGATGTCTTGATGGATATAATTCCAGTCATTTTCTGTGAGAACACCCTTGAGTATGCACTGAACTCTCAATACATCAATAAAGATTGTTGCAAATCTTGTGCGTAACCGCTCAATGTACTTGTAGAATTTCACTTCATCTCGGGTAATTTCTGCCGCTCTACCCATATTAAATCCACTATCAGGATACATTCTGGTAATGGGGATGTTGAGGGAGTTATATACTTTGCGAAGAAGGTATTCTACATCTTCCATTTGTCCGAGGTTCTGTCCACCAGATAGTGTACTAATTTCTGTTCCTCGACCACCCTCTCTTCTTGGAAGCCAGTAGTCTTCCAACATGGACATGTGATTCCGACTGTCTTGGATTTCTCCAGTATTCTGGTCATAAATCAACTTCGTTCTGTATTTTTGTGAAATTTCTCTAAGATATTGTTCTGCTTTTTGTTTTGGGAGATTACCGACATCAATATAGAAGATTCTTCTTTCTGGTGCTCTAGAAATTCTATAAACAACAACAGCATCTTCTATCTGACGGAGCATGTTTACTGGACGAATTGCTTTCTGCAAATACCCAACAACTCGTTTAGATGATGCATCAAATAATCCAGAATTGGCATATGCAATCGAATCTTTTGTTATTTTGATACCGGAAGACGATGTGTTATACTGGGAATCCTTATCGGTATCCGTATAAACAAAGTATTCTTCTATTCCCTCAACCATGGGAATTGTTTTGTTTATTATTCCAGTATTGGTACTGCTTTTGACTATCTTACGGATTCTTTTGATTTTTACTGGATCGATAGGTCTAAGTTCGATAATACCTTTTTGTGGATCTTTTGTGTTGATTACGATATGATAAAATAGCTTAGAATCAACATACCAGCGTCTAAAAATTTCATATGCTCTATTAGAGAAATTCATTAATCTGAGAATGTTATCAAACTCATCATATATCTTATTCTTGATATTTTCCGAGAGAGAAATTCTATCTAGATCTAATTTTACTGGTTTCCGATCAGAACCCATAACAATTGCATCATTGCAAATATCTTCGATTGCATTGTCACACTCTGGATAAAGAGCAACATTTCTGTACTGGGCAATCATCTGATTTTCGTCGCGAGCAGTCCCAGTAAAGTCTACAGACGAACCAAAAATGCCCCCAAAATAACTTCCGGTATCATATGTGTATGAACCATCATACTCATCAGGAGAAACAAACGATTGTTCCTCCTTTGGGATTTCTTCCACGTTGTTATCATTTTTTTGGGTTCTACCAATTGTAAAACCAAATAAATCTATTGCCATTTAACTCTCCAATAATATAAAGTGAAATATTTCGTTCTTAACCGCCTTCGCCGGCACCTTCA